CAAGGAGGAGCTCGAGAAGGCTAAGGCTGAGGCCGCCGGCTTTGCATCGGAGCTCAAGCAGGCCCAGGATCTGATCAAGGAGCAGACAGCCGAGAATGACAAACTCAAGGCTGAGCTCGAGGAGACCTTGAAGGAGAATACCGGGCAGGCAGACCTCGTCGGCGAGCTCGAGGAGAAAGTGAAAACCCTCGAGGAGGCAGCTGCAGAGACTCCCGATGCGGATCCCACTACAGAGACCACCGAGACCCCGGCAGAGACACCAGCTGAAACCCCGGGCGAGGGATGAGACTCCGCAAACTAAAGAGATGGCTCCGCAGACTATTCTGGTCGGAGCCTCTCTATGTTGACGAGGTTATTGACGAACATGTGATGGTGACCCACCGGGGTGTGGAGATTACCCTGCGCCGGCACGAGAAGCTCCTCTGGGATAAAATGAACAGAAAGCAGCGAAACGAGATGGCCGATTCGGTGCGTAAAAGCCACAAGAGCAATAAGGTGCAGATTTTCAAGGACGCCCAGGGAAGGAAGATCACAGTAAAAAAGCAAAAATGACACAGGAGGATTTCGTGAGAATGAGGATGCCTGCCAACCAGGTCCTCATCAAGCTCGACCGTGAACAGGATGAGTACATCATGGGCGGTGGACAGAAACTGTACATCGACCCCAGCTTTGAACCCGAGAAACATGCTCCCATTGCCGGCACGATTATTAATATCTGTGACCGGCTGTTTTTTTCTACCACCCCGGCACGGCCACACTCTATGCCGTGGGATACCGATATAGAGCTCAGACCCGGAGACCATGTGATCACCTACTACCTCACCAGCGCCAACGCCTTCAAAGACCAGGATGGCAGGGTGATGAGGGACAGAGAACGCAATGTCTACATCCTCGTGCGCTACGACCAGATCTTCGCCGCACGCCGGCAGGATAAGATCATTACCTGCAACGGATGGAACCTGCTCGAGCCCATAGTGGATCACGAGCTCAAACGCCGTGAGGCCTCAGCAAAAGCCGCAGGCCTTACGTTGCCCTTTGCTGGCGACGGGGTATCTACTAAGATGGCCAGGATCCTCTACCTTGCGAAACGAAACCGCCGATATCGGGATCCCCACCGATATGATTTTGAGGATCCACTGCAGGTGGGCGATATCGTGGCGGTACGTAAACATGGCCTGCTGCCGCTGGAATTCTCATACCACGCCTCACTACAGGGAAAGAAGGTCTTTTACCGGGTGCAGCGTGAATATATTTATGCTACCATCGATGAACGAGTTCTTAACTGATAACTTCTCCGATAAGGAGTTTAGGGATATGATGTTCAACGTGGTCGAGGTGCCGCCGCAGAAACATATCATCAACCACTTTCCTAAGCTCAAGAAGGTGCCGGAGTTCAAGCGCCGGCTGGCGAACCTCAACAAAAATAAGGTCCTTAAGTATATTATGTTCCTTTATGATAAGAACAGCCCCTTCCGCACCAAGTACCAGGATGTGCTCAAACGTAAAGTCGAGGCGGCCAAAGGAGCAGGCTGGGAGACCGGCGAGGGAGGGGTTTTTGATAACGATGTGGAGGAGATACTGCGGGGCCACAATATCTTTGTCAACGAGATGGCCGTGGCCTTCATACGCCTGCACCGCAACTTTAAGTATAGCTACCTGGTAGGTCTCGAGGAGAGCTTCTACCGGATGATGCTCGAGGTGATGACCGGAGAGATGAGGAACGTCAGCAAGATGAAAACCACCCAGGAGGAGCTCGAGGATGTGATCCTGGAGTTGGCAAACGAGGATACTAACCCAGCACTGAGAGATACCCTGCTGCGCTATGTTGAGCAAGCACGCCTTAACTTGCGGCCGGAGGATATCGCCCGGATCTCCAAGCTGCAAGAGGCAGAACAGGAGGAGTGATGGGACTGGCATTTGCAGAGCTGATACGCAAATACCCAGAGGTGGATCCCAGGATCCTGAAAGACTACCAGGATCAGGACTACTATTTCCATATCAATATAGACGATAGGGACCTCATCCCTATCAAAATAGATATTCCCGATATGCCCGAGGAGCACCTCATAGAGGGATTCGGGAGACCGGCGAAGGAGCAGCGCTGGCGTGTGCCCAAGATGCCCAAGAGGCTCAAGTACCTGCAGGGGAGATTCGAGACCCTCGAGGAGATATGGGAGGAGCTCGATGTACAAAGGGAGGCATACGTCAAAGAGATAGCGTGGATCCAGGAGCAATGGGAGCGCCGCCTCAACGGCCACTGGCTGTATATTAACGGCAAGCCCACATACATCGATGGGTGGCATTACTTCTACTGTGGATTCTGGACTATAGATATCGGCCTGCCCGACTTCCGTGATAGGGACCGCCGGTGGTTCATGGCCGTGCGCCATGTGTATAACGAGACCAGGACATTCGCAAATCTCGATGAGTTTGGGTGGGGGATCCCCGATGAGAGGGAGGAGTACGAGCTGATAGATACCGGTTTCCGGGTTTTTTACGGGGTAAATTATCCAAAACACCGCCGGGAGGGCGCTACATATCGTGCTGAGTGCATAAACTACGAGATGATATCCAGGACCTCTAATGCCTGGGGAGGCATCCAGTCGATGAACGATACCTCAGCACGGAAGGCTTTTACCAAATTCCTCGTGGCGCCATGGAAGAAACTGCCGTTCTTCTTTAAGCCCAACTACGAGGGTAGTACCAACCCCAAGACAGAGATGAGCTTCGATGCTGTGGCTACCAGGATATCCTCAAAAGGGGCCCTCATCTCATCAGGGGAGGGGCTGGGGAGCCTCATCGACTATGGCCCTGCAGACAAGGGACACTACGATGGCGATAAGCTGTATTACCACCATGACGATGAGGTGGGAAAACTTAAGCCACCCAACAACTGCTGGGAGCGCCACCAGGTAGTGAAGGAGTGCCTTACCATAGGAGGGAATATCATCGGCCTCACGGTCAAGACCTCAACGGTGGGCGAGATGGAGAAAGGGGGAGGGAAGATCTTCGAGCACCAGTGTAAGATGTCCATGTACCACCAGCGCAACGAGAACGGCCAGACACGCTCGGGCCTGGTGAACATCTTCATGCCGGCACATGACGGCCTCGAGGGATTTATCGATAAGTACGGCTACTCGGTGATCGATGAGCCCACACCCGAGCAGGCAGCACACACCGGCCGCAAGATGGGAGCACGCCAGTACCTTATGAACAAGCGCAAAGGGTACCGCGATGCCGGCGATATAGAGGGCCTCAGCGAGGAGATAAGGCTGTACCCCATGACATGGAGGGAGTGCTTCCGGCCTAAAGCTAAGCAGTCCGGATTCAACCTCAACAAAATAGAGGATCGCATCGATGACCTGCGCTTTGCCAAGAACCTGCCTATACGTGTGGGAAACCTGAGGTGGAAAGACTCGGTGCGTGATGGCGAGGTGGAGTTCTATGATACCCCGGGAGGGAAATTCCGGATCTCACAACTCCTCACATCCTCAGGAGAGGACTCAGAGACCATCCGTCCCAACCAGAAGAAGTGGGACCAGGTGGAGCAGACATGGATACCCCTGAACACCTCATTTGGAATCGCCGGGGGGGACCCCTTTAAGTTCAACCGCACGGAGTATAACCGGAAATCGGATGCCGCCGGCAGCGTAGTACGCAAGGGGCGCTACGAGGTGATCAAAGGGGAGCTGGTGAAAAAGCGCCGGTTCATCTGTACCTACTCCAACCGCACCAGGGATAAGTGGGAGTATGCCGAGGATATGCTGATGATGTGTGTGTACTACGGGGTACAGATGTTCCCCGAGGTGAATATAGATCTGCTGTGGGACTATTTCGAGCAGCGGGGGTACCGAAATTATTTATTACACCGCTGGGATCCCACACAAAATAAGTTCAGAAATACCCCGGGAGCATCCACCAACGAGAAGATAAAACAGGATATCTTCACCGAGTATATGACATGGATAGAGAACGAGATAGAGGAGGAGCTCCATATAGAGGTTCTTGAGCAGTGCCGGGATATTGGAGGTCCCGAGGAGATGACAGATTTCGACTTATTCACAGCCGGAGGATACTCGCTCCTGGGAACCCTCAGTATCTACGATGAGATGCAAAAACTCCAGGGAGAGGAGAGCGATGTAAGCCGCTATTTTCGCAAGCGGAAATACAAGAGGTAAAAAAATGTTAATAATTTCATTGTAAATTATGGTAAAAATATTACGGCCGTGATAAAAATCGATGACTATCGTACAGGCGAATATCCGTTTCCCCGGCATGAGATAGACCCCAAAAAGAAAAACGATGAGTGGCTGAAACAGTTCTGTCAGGCCATGTACTCAGCATGGCTAAGAGACAAGACGGCCGTACCCTACAGTGAGCTTAACGAGTATGAGAGGCTCCGGAAATATGGTGCCGGCAAACAGGATCCCGAGACCTACCAGGATATTCTCCTCGGCGACCAGGATAGTGAGGATAGCAAGGAGCGTGAGGGGTGGCTTAATATCGACTGGGATATTTTCTCGCCGGCAGTGAAATTTAAGAACGTCGTTATCGGTATGATGACATCCCAGGGCCACGATGTTACGGCCACAGCCATAGATCCCACCAGCGGAAAAGAGAGGGATGAGAAAAAATGGCAGATGTGGTTCGAGGCCCAGTACAAGAATGATATCAACTATGTGGATCGCAACCTGGGTGTTAAGCGTGATAAGGAGGCCTTCCTTCCCGAGACACTGCAGGAGCTCCAGATCTTTGAGGAGCTCGGAGGATTCAAGCTCAAAAAAGAGTTTTCAATGGAGAAGGGCATAGAGTATACCCTCTATATCTCCGACTGGAAACAGATAGAGAGCAAGCTCTACAACGACCTACTCGATATCAATATCTGTGCCAGCAAAGACTATGTGGACCAGCATACCCAAAAGGTGCGCTGCCGCTATGTGAATCCCTCGCGGCTGGTGATACAATACAGCCGCCACCACGACCACCGCAACTCAGAGTGGGCAGGAGAGATCATCCCTATGAAAATCCTCGATATACGCAAGAACGCACCACACATAAAAGAGGAGGAGCTGCGTGAGCTGGCACTCATGTACCAGGGCATAAACCGCAACGCACGCCTGCCCAACTGGGATACCGAGCAGCTCTTACATGAGGATGGCCGCTATCGGTATGATGATTTCTGGGTCGATGTGTTCGATGCAGAGATCCGCTCGGTGGATATCACCTACAAGGAGAAACGCAAAAACCAGCGTGGCGAGGAGAGATACTACACCGGAGAGTGGGGAAAGACCTATACCGAGGAGTCCCAGCGGCAGACAAAGATCATTAAAGGACAGACGGTATACCGGGCCAAGTGGATAATCGGTACCGATATGATGTTCGACACTGGCCACCAGTTCGATATACCACGCCCCGGAAAGAAAGAGGTGGCCCTCTCATACCATGCCTACCGCATGGAGGGCAGATCGATAATCTCACTAATACAACCCAACCTGGACCAGATACAGCTTACATGGCTAAAACTTCAAAACGCAATAGCAATGGCCGCCCCCACCGGTATAGCTGTAGAGTTCTCCGCTCTGCAGAATATGGTTATCGGAGGAAAGACCATGGAGCCCCTCGAGATCCTCGAGATACGGCGAGGTGTGGGAGATGTCGTGTATCGGGCAACAACACATAGAGGATATGTCAACTCACCGCATGCCGGCAAACCCATCCAGGAGCTGGAGGGAGGCCTCGGGAGATCACTTGATGAGTACATACGCCTATTCGAGCTTAACTTCGGCCTCATCAGGGACCTTACAGGTATCAATGAGATCGCCGACGCTACCACCCCGGATCCCAACCAGCCGGTAGGGACGAGCAAGATGGCCGTGGCGGCCACTAACAATGCCCTCAAGCCGCTGTATAACGGCTATATCTCGGTCCTCGAGAAGATGGCCCGGAACATAGCCCTCAGGCTGCAGATCCTGGTTAAGCACTCCAAGCGTGCCTACGATGTGTACTATCCCGTAATAGGGAGATCAAGCCTGCAGGCCCTGAGCATAGGTGCCGAGATCCTCGACTCGGATATGCACATCAAGATAGAGCTACTGCCTACCCAGGAGCAGCTCACAGACCTTATCAATGCCGCCCAGGAGGCTACCAAAGCCGACAAGGACGGGTTCGTGGGCCTCGAGTACGGAGACTACCTCATCGTAGCACACCTCGCACGAACAGGAAATATTCGCCTCGCCCAGGCTGTCATGGGACAGCGTAGCAAGGAGAACAAGGCGCTGGCACGCCAGCAGCAACAAGAGAATATGGAGCTCAATGCCAAGACGGCGCAAGCTACAGATACCAATAAAGCACAGCTGGAGAGCCAGAAGAAAGCCCAGGAGAATGAGCTGAAAAAAGACTTCGAGACACACAAGACCAATGAGCAAATAAGACTGCAGGATAAGAAACATGCCGATAAGCTCGAGGAGATCGCCGCCGAGAAGGTGGCTGAGGCAGCCATAAACGAGCAGACGGCGGCACAAACACAGACGATAGAGAGTTCTAATAATAACCAAAATTCTTAGTAATGGCAAAAAAGACGTACACACCAGAGGAGATTGCCGCAAACCCTGATCTACAGACGATGCAGGATTTGGGCTTTGACATAGGTGAGGATGTAGTAGGTCCCCAGGGGGGAGATCCCTCTGCAGACCCGCCCCCAGGGGATCCACCCCCGGGAGATCCACCACCGCAGGATCCGCCGCCGGGTGATCCCCCGGCAGATCCACCACCAGATCCCCCACCAGGGGATCCGCCACCAGCAGACCCACCGCCCCCCTGTCTCTTATACACATCTCCGAGCCCACGAGACGGACTCCTATCTCGTATGCCGTCTTCTGCTTGAAAAAAAAAA